CGGTCGGCTTCTACTCTTATAGCTAGTCGTTCACTCATGCGGATCACGTTCCCAACCGACCTAGGAACCCCATGAGCCAGAGCGAGAAGAGCGGCTACTTCCAAGCCCTCAAGGCGGCCGGCGTCAACTTCGAGCGCCACTACCGCGAGTACACCACGGCCGAGCTCAAGGCGGCCTACGACGCGCTGCCGGCGGAGCTCAAGAATCCGCCCGCCCCGGCCGCTCCCCCGCCGCTGCCGCCCATGCCGCAGCCGCAGGTGGACCCCAAGCCCGAGCCGACGGTCTACGAGACCCCGCCGCCGGACCCCGAGGCCGCGGCCTTCTTCGGCTTCAGCGCCTCCGACGACCCGGCGGCCGCGCTCAACGAGCTCGAGCCCGAGCCGGCGCTCACCGCTCCCCTGCGCGAGGCCGACCCGACCGAGATGGCCGGCCAGCGGCTCAACACCAAGGAGCCCGAGGAGGTCATCCGGGTCGACGAGCACGGCCGCGAGTGGCTGCAGGAGGAGGTCCGCAAGCCCGGCTACGCCAAGCCCCGCGGCCGCCGCGTGCTGACCTACCTGGAGACCGGCACCGAGCAGCGCACGGTCCAGAACGGCAAGTACCAGGAGACCTTCGAGGTCGCCGGCTCCGGCCCGGGCCAGGTCGCCCAGGTCAAGATCACCCTGCCGTCCTACCAGGTCGGCCGCTACCGGGACAAGCGGTTCCCCTTCACGGTCGTCACCTACAACGGCAACGAGGGCTTCGACCTGTTCGAGATCCAGGAGTACTGGGGCGGCCCCGAGCTGGTGCCCGCCACGGTCAAGCGGAAGTACGTCGAGAACGTCCTCTGCTACGACATTCGATCCGTCATCCAGACCATCAACGCGGAGTACCGCGCCCTGCAGCTCGCCGGAAAGGTGAAGTGACCAACCATGGAGGAGTTCGTCGAGACCATCGAGGGCCCCGAGGCGGACGTGGTTCCGCTCTTCGGTGACGCCGAGGCCACCGAGGCCGAGGTCCCCAACTACCACACCGTCCTCGAGGTGTGGCGCGAGGTCCTGAAGCCGGCGGCCAAGCTGTCGTACGAGAAGGTCACCCCGCAGTACGCCAGCAAGATGCTGGCCACCTACCCCGGGCTGGACTACCCCGCCTGCCAGGACCTGCAGGACCGCTACTACCTGAAGATCCAGCAGCTCGCCGACGTCCTCGACCTGGAGATCTCCGGCGACTCGGACTGCCTGACGTTCGACACGCCCGAGGACGACGTGGCCGAGAACTTCACCCACTACAAGAGCGTCCTGTTCAAGTGGCAGGAGCTGTTCCTGCAGTGGGAGCTCGAGTGGGGCTGCGGCGACACCGACGCCGCGGTCGAGCTGGCGGCCATCTCCGAGATCCACAAGCTGTTCTTCGGCCCCACCGGGATCACCGCCTTCCTGGACAACATCCGCCTCGAGCTGACCGAGGCCGACCAGGAGGAGCTCGCGGAGCTGCTGCAGGAGCAGCGCGACGCCTACACGGAGGGCGGCCGTGAGTGAGCAGGCTGTGGCCCCGGGCGTGGAGGCTGTGGAGTTTCTGCGCGGTGGTGACGATGCGTTTGGCAAGCTCATGGACGCGCTGGCGCCGGAGCCGGATGGCGAAGCGGCTGGTGCGGGTGAAGCGCCGGCAGCGGATGCTGGCGGAGCTGCAGGTGCAGCAGCTGGAGATCCGGCAGCGGCTGGAACGGGAGCTGTTCCGGCCGGTGAAGCAGCCGCCGGATCTGTTCCTGGAGACGGCGGGAGTGCATCCGCACCTGGTGGACAACCGCCAGCAGGGGCCGCTGCCGGAACCGGAGCCGCTGCTGCTGACGGACAGAACGCTGACCAGGCCGCTACCGGAACCGGAGCTGGAGCTGGAGCCGATGCCGCCGGCGGAGCAGCAGCTGGCCGCCCTGCTGAGTGGACACGATCTGCAGCCGAGCTGACCCCGAAGTTCGGGGAGATGTCCACGGCGCTGGAGACCCGGACCATCCAGGCGTACCAGCAGGCCGCGCTCGAGGAGGTCCGCACCGAGCACCCCAAGTACTTCGAGGCCATCGAGACGCACCCGCGTCTCCTGGTCGGGGTCAAGGTCCCCGGGCTCAACGGCGCCGAGGACGAGGTGCTGCGCACCACCGAGGACGCCCGCGAGTGGCAGGAGGCGGCCAAGCACGTCCTGGTCGCCGAGATCCGGGACCGGGCCAGCAAGCAGCTGGATGAGAACCGGTCCTACCTCGACACCGTCCACGCCGCCATCGAGCTGTTCCAGAACAACCACGACCTGGTGCCGCACACCAAGGAGTTCGACGTCGAGCTGGCCAACCGGCTGACTCAGCTGGTCGAGCCCTACGAGATCCGGGTCGAGGGCAAGCTGCAGGGCTACTCGATCGCCGTGCAGCCCATCATCAACCAGCTCCGCACCCAGCTCGCTGCCGAGCGGGCGGCCGCTCCCTCCACCACGGCCGCCTCCCCCACCCCGCCTGCGGCGGCTCCTACTCCCCCGGCGGAGCCGCCGCAGGCCGGGATCACCTCCAAGGCCGGTGGCGGTGGCGACAGCGCGGAGGACTTCTCCACGCTGTTCGGCACCATCCACCCGTCGCTGCGCGACTTCCAGATCTAGCCGGCGTCTGACGCGCCACCTCTCCACCAAGGAACCGCCATGAAGCAGATCAAGGCCATCACCGCCGGCGTGGCCGGCGCCGCTGCCGCCTTCTCCGGCGCCCTCACCGACGGCTTCCAGGCCCAGGACGTGGTCGTCGCTGTGGTCGCGGGCGTCGTCGCCTGGCAGGCCGTCTACTGGGCGCCCAAGAACGCCGAGTGACGCACCGATGAGCATCACCGCCCTCACCATGAACGAGCAGGTCGACATCGCCCCGGTCGCGGCGGTGAACGACCTGCGCAAAGGGGATCGCCCAGTTCGACCCTGACCTGGTCTTCCTCCAGGAGTGGAACAAGAACCGGGACAAGCTGACCCTGGCCGCCTGCAGGGAGCTGGGCTACGGCTTCAGCCGTGTCGGCGGCGGGCCCGTGCTGTACAAGCTGAAGCGGTTCGCGTTCCTCCGGGCCGAGGCGGTGCTGCTCACCCGGGCGGAGTGGGTCGGCCACCTGGTCGGCCGGCGGCCGCGGCTCGGCGCGAACTACTCCACCAAGGTGGTGCTGTTCGACGGCCGGACCGGCAAGCGGGTCGCGGCCAGCAGCTACCACCTCACCGCTGACGCACAGAAGGGCGGCGGCGGCTACAAGAAGGACCCGCGCTACCTGCTCCGGGTGCTGCGCCACAAGCGGGAGAAGCGCCACCTGGGCGCCGACGCCCGCAAGGACCTGAAGGCCGGCCGCATCCCGATCCTCGGTGGCGACTCCAACTTCCACGGGATGACCCTCGGCGGGCTCGTCAACTGCTGGGTCGGCTCCAACGGCGGCTCCCTCGGCTGGCGCGCGGTCGACATCATCTTCGCCCCCGGCAAGCCCAAGGACGGGCCCTACACGCTTCGTACCCGCAGCGACCACCGCGCTGTCTGCGTCACCTACTGAGGAGCAGCCATGCCCACCCAGGACTTCCCTGTCCCCGCTCCCCAGGTGGTCGGCGGCGTGCCGCACGTCCACTCGGGGAAGAACAACCACCCCATCAACCGCGTGGTCATCCACTCCGCGGTGATGAAGTGCGTGCCCGGCGGCGCCCGCCAGCTCGGCAACATGAACCAGCACTCGACCACCGGCAGCTGGCACTACGCCACCGACCCGGTCGAGGCGATCCAGTGCAGCTACGACAGCTACGTCTGCTGGCACGCCCCGCCGAACCCGCACAGCCTCGGCATCGAGATGGCCGACTACCCGGTGCCGTTCCCGTCCGGCCGGCGCACCCGTGCCTGGTGGCACCGGCTGAAGCAGGTGTGGCGCTGGCGCGGCCCCAACCACCGCAAGATGCTGCACGTCACCGCGAAGCTGACCGCCGAGCTGCTGCTGGGCTACGACCTGCCGATCGAGTTCCTCGGCGTGCGCGACCTGCGGGCCGGCAAGAGGGGCTTCACCACCCACGCCAACGTGAGCAAGGCGTTCGGCGAGTCCACGCACTGGGACCCCGGCGCCTGGCCGCGGCGCAAGTTCGTGCGGCTGGTCAAGCGCTACGCCCGCGAGCTCACCATCACAGTCCCGAGAGGAGGTAGCCATGGGTGACGCAGCTGCTGCGTACCGCTCCCGTGCCGGCATCGCGCTGGGCCACGTCGACCACCCCGAGACCCCGCAGGTCGAGGAGTTCGTCGAGGTCTCCCCGACCGGCCAGGCCGAGGTCGTCGAGACCGAGGTCGAGGACGAGGAGGACGAGGACTGATGGGCGCCAAGCGCAACATCCTCGCCCTGCACCGGCGCATCGCCAAGGACACGGCCAAGACGATCGAGGCCAACTCCAAGGGCGGGCGCTACTACAAGGCCACGGCCGCCGAGAAGCTGAAGGCGGCCGCGGTCGCTCCTCGCCACCTCATCGACCCGAGAGGCTGACCAGCTCGTGGCCACGTTCCCTGTCCACTACCGGCCCAGGCCGTACCAGATGGAGCTCCACAAGATGTGGCGCACCCACCGGTACGGCCTGGCCGTGCTGCCTCGGCAGTCGGGCAAGGACGTGGCCGCGAGCATGGAGCAGAACGAGGCCAGGCTGCGGACGCCCAAGACCACCGGCGTCTACATCAGCCTGAACAACCCGACCATCCGCGACATCCTCTACGACAAGACCTACCTGTGCCCCGAGCTGCACGACGGCCAGCTCTGCGGCCAGTACATCCGGGCCCTGCAGGACAACGTGCCGGCCGACCTGGTCGACTGGAAGACCACGGTCATGGAGGGCCGGTTCCGCAACCACAGCCGGCTCAAGCTGCAGGGCTACTTCCAGTCGGGCCAGGACACCTCCGGTGTCGGCACCGCCTTCCAGGACTACACCATCACCGAGCTGGCGCTGTTCTTCCGGGAGGACCCGATCCCCCGGCTCATGCCGATCCTCGACAACGAGCACGAGCAGAAGCGGCTGATGGTGGTCAGCACCCCGCGTGGCCGGCGGAACAACCCGCTGTGGAAGCTGATGGAGTCGCTCGAGCACAACCCGCAGGCGCAGGTCATCGTCCGCACGATCGACGACCTGAACGAGATCCAGCGCCGCCACGGGCTGCCGCCGGTCCGCACCCAGGAGCAGCTCGAGCTGACCCGGGAGACCTACCTCAAGCGGTTCGGCAACGACCGGATGTTCGAGCAGGAGTACTACGTCAGCTTCGACGAGATGGACGCGGCCGCGGTCTACGGCGAGGCGTACATGCGGATGGTCAACGAGGGCCGGATCCACACCTTCAACCTCTTCGACCAGCACCCGCTCTACGTCGCCTTCGACATCGGCTCCTCGGGCAAGCACAGCGACGCCACCAGCTGGATCGCCTTCCAGTACATCAACGGCCAGCACTGGGTCTACGACTGCGGCGAGGGCCACGGCAAGGCGCTACCGGAGTACGTCGACGTGCTGCGCGAGAAGCACTGGTTCAACCGGATCGCCTACATGATCCTGCCCTGGGACGGTGACCACCACGAGAAGGCGGTCAACACCACGCCGGCGGACATGATGCGGACCAAGTTCGCCAACGTCGCCGTGCTCGCCAAGAGCAACAAGGTCTACAAGATCCCCGGCTCACGCCAGGGCGACTACGACCTCATCACCGACATCCAGCAGACCCGGATGGCGATGCACAACATGCACGTCCACGAGGTCAACTGCCAGTGGTTCCTCGAGTGCGCGGAGAACTACAAGTACGAGTTCAACACCAAGCTGCAGGAGTGGACCGAGAAGCCCCTGCACGACAAGCACTCGCACATGATGGACACCGCCCGGTACATGGTGCAGGCGACCAAGGAGCTCGAGTTCTTCGGCAGCTCCTTCTTCGACACTCCCGGTTCGGCGCGGCCCTCCCTGAACTACGAAGAGGACTGGAAGGACGTGTGGCGGCGATGAAGCAGGTCACCATTCGGCAGGCGCTGCAGCAGGTGGCGGACTACCCGACGATGATCGACGACAACCTGCTGACCAAGCCGACCCACGAGCTGGTGGCCCGGTCCCTGTTCGAGCTCGCCAACACCCCGGATGCCTCTGTGAGAGGATCCATGGCGCGGGCCAACAAGGCGCGGAAGATGATCCTCGACCGGTTGGCCGGCAAGCGCCGCGCCGGAACCAACCCAGTCTCGGGCAAGGCGGTGGAGATCGAGTTCCTCGACCTGACCGGGGGTGAGCTGAATGAAGCTGGGTGAGTGGGTCGTCGGCATCCTGATCGGGCTGCCGCTGCTCTACGTCCTGTACCTGTTCGTGTCCGTCGTCTTCCTGGGAGGGAGCTCCGCATGTCCGCAGAACTTGTGCTGACCACATCGAAGTTCCGCGGCCGCATCCCCGAGTCCCACCGGGCGTCGCTCGACACCCGGATCCAGTGGCTGTGGCACCAGCGGTTCGGCACCGTGCAGACGGTGTGGCAGAAGAGCCCGGACATCCTCGACCA